TTGTTCTCCTTTCTATTAATTAGGAACAAACATAATGTATCCTGTCACGGCCCGATTGTCAAGCAAAAAATGATTATATTTTAAAGTCTGATGAGCCTGTGCCGAACAAAACATAGGCATCTTGGGGGCTGACCGGAGTTATAAATTGAGAGGGCACAGTCACATTGTCTGCTGATTCGATTAAGTAAACGGCGTAAAACGCCTCTTCATAATTGTTTAAATTAAGAATAGTGTCGGTTATCATACCCAGATAAACTCGATGAGATATAGATTTAACAAAAACGAGTTGGCCAACTTCGAACATCGTACATCTCCTTGTATAAATCAATCATTGAAAAAGTGATTGCGTGTCTATCAATCAAATCGATTATCGTGGTTTCCATATCGTAAACAAGTTCCATCATTTCCATGATGTACTTTTCATCCTCATATGTTATGCTATAATCGCCCTGATACTTGTCTATATAGGCAAGCCATATCTTTTCTATGGTGTAATCCAGCCATAGATACATGTCCATGATGCGAGCCTCTTCGTCTGTAAAAATGTTGCTCATACATACAGACTCCGGACCGAGTAGGCGCATGGGGGGTAGCAGGTCATAATATCTTAATATCTCCTGCGGCCACCAGTATTTCAAATCCCGATCTAGTGAGATAAGAGAAGGTTCCATCTGAATAGAATATGTGAAAAGACTCCTCCCAGTGAATAAGAGAGGTTTCTTCACCAGTTGATGTTGACCCTATTTTGTAAACATTGATCACAATACCGACCTTACCGTTATCGATAAGTAATGTACCTTGCTTCACCTCCGTCATATTCTTTGAGTGCCTTATGAATTTCTTTGTCTGATATGCTAGCAAGTGGCCGCACCAAACATATTCCATTAAGTAGTTGTGGCGGCATGCGAGAATCATAGTAGCCCACTTTAATCCCATGTAGCACACCAAGAAAAGCTCCATTATCATCAAAGATGGAAGCACCAGACGATCCGAGCCAACAGAAGGTCTGAAAATAAAAGCTGAGGTATTGAGATCCAGCAAGGCTTCCTTTTGTATATACCATCCCGTAATCAGACGGCCACGAAACCATGTCCAAATCCATTCCCATCTCAGGCTTATCAATACGATAAAACTTTGCTGGTTTTAGAGGTAGATCTTTTTGTGGCTTTAAGATTGCCCAGTCAAGCGTTTCATCAATAACAACAGGATCGAGTTGAATCTCTTCCCCGGTGTATTCTATTAGTGCAACATCATCACACGCATCAATCACATGTGCGGCGGTTAAAATAAATTTCTCACCTCGAAGAGCAAAATGAGTTCCTGAACCTGCTCCGATTACTCTACCCTCTTTGAGGCACATGATCATATACGAAGACCTAAGCTTGTCGTCTTGGTCGTTCTTACCTATAAATGGCCCTATACCCATCATCGAGAGGGTAATGATCCCTAGAATTATAACTTTTATGTACCGCATGACAGTCTCCCCCATACAATAACTAGTCACAAAAAAAGGCCACGTTCCCGTGGCCCTCGTTTATTGCTCAGTTTTGTCCGTCATCAGCAGAAAATCCATATACTTTTTTTTTAACGTCTTCGTTATATAATAGAAGCGCATACATCATTTGTTCTCTAAACTCCTTTTGATTTACTTTCAAGCCAAGTTCGTTTGCAATCTTAAGACCCTCGCACCATGCGAGTGTTTCAAGCAGAATAATATCATCGGGCTCAACTTTGTTTGCATATAAAAAGGCATGACCCACTTCGTGGATTAAAGCATAATATTGCTCCTCTGGATTGAGATCATTTCCAATCTCAATATCTCCAATTAGCTCAGGACTAACTGGGTCATTAATTTCTGCACCAAAAGAGCACTCTTCGCTTTCATGGACAAAATCAACTAAAACAAAAAGCTCATCATACGCAAAATCTTTAAGAGTCTGAATCGCTTTTAAGATGTAATCCTTCGTCAATATATTGTTTGAGATCTGTGTACCCACCAATGATTTCAAATTCAAGCCCTCCCATCGACATCTTTAAGACAATCGGCACTGTTTTCATACCATAATTAGTTTTAAAAGCGCTCAATAGTTCTGGGGAGTTCTCGATCCATGATGCGACAAAAGGTAACTTCTCTTGTAATAATAGGGAGTTAGCCCGTTGACACCAAGGACAACCAGCGAAACCTATTACTTGATAATAATTCATTTTAACCTCTTAGAATTTGCTTTTGGGTGCTAAGCTTTTCTTGAATTCTTCTAGGGTCACCCATGATCATTAAGACTCTAGATTGTGTGCTTCCATCATATACGACCATCTTTGAGACAGAGAACTGCTCGTGGACGCCCGCTTTGAGCAAGCCTTCTTTGAGTTTATGGTACGCCAAGTTATCTTCAGTGACTGATACAACATGTTGCGGGTTCACATATACTCTGCTGATCGTCGGAGAGCC